AACGTTCGCATTAGGCTTGCGGCTTACAACACCGGTTGCCCAACCAAGAGTTATCGACTCGAAATCGCAGAGTACTTCGACAACACCCGCATACTCATACAAGAGATTTACGAAGAGTTTGCGACTGTCCGCACGCACGGGGAGTGGTTTGCTGTCGAACCTACCCAAGTCATACCCATCATTGAGGCGCACAAGCTGAATGCTGCAATTTGACTTCTCATCGCTAGATCACCCGCAGACACTAATGCTGCCGATCCCCCCAGTACCCGCGAGTAGACCGAAAGTCGCACGCTTCGGCACATACTATTCCAAGCGGCATATAGAGTATGTCCGCAGCTTTGCTGGCTACTTAAAGCTAGAGCCGCCGCAGTGGGATTACCTACCTAAAGAAGTGCAACTGATTGTCGGATTGGAGTTTGTCTGCAAGAGACCAAAACGTCTGACGATTCCCTCGCCTGCATACGATATCGATAACTTGATCAAGCTACCGCTGGACTGCATGACCTCTGCTGAAATCTTTTGGCATGACGATGTGCAAATCACGACGGTAATGGCGCACAAGCGCTACGCGGATAAAAAGGAGGAGCCTCACACGATAGTTCGTGTATTCGCTTATTAGAGGAGGAGAGAGAGAGAATGAGCAGTGAGTTAGTTAAAGGGCATTTACCGTGCCCAAACTGCACATCGAGCGATGCGTTTGCCGTCTATTCAGACGGTCACGGTCATTGCTTTAGTTGCAACACCTACGTCCCAGACGTAGACATCCCCAGTGAAGGGTTAAAAACAGAGAGGAAACAAACAGTGTCGCAGTTCACGCAGGGCAGCTATGAAGATCTGCCAGAGCGGAATCTGTTCGAGAAAACGCTGCGTCACTTTAAGTACACGATCAAGAACGGCAATCACTACGCGCCCTACTTCGACCGCAACGGTAACTATGTGGCGCAGAAAGTCCGCAGCCCAAACAAAGAGTTTCACAGTGTCGGGGACATGGACAAAGCGGGACTGTTCGGTCAGCAGTTGTGGAAGTCTGGAGGCAAACGCCTGGTCATCTTCGAGGGCGAGATCGACGCAATGTCTTACGCTCAGGTCACTGGCCTGACTTGGGAGTGTGTCTCGATACCCAACGGCTCGAAGAGCGCAGTTAAGTCAATCCGACGCAGCATAGATTTTGTCGAATCGTTCGAGGAAGTCGTATTCTGCTTCGACATGGACGAGCCAGGACGCAACGCGGCACAAGAAGCAGCCGCCCTGCTGTCTCCAGGCAAAGCCTTTATCGCACAACTGCCGATGAAAGACGCTAACGAGATGCTGGTCGCCAACAAAGGCGCGGACCTAAAGCAAGCCATCTATGCTGCTAAAGAGTTCAGACCAGACGGCATACGTCGTGGCTCCGAGCTGCTACTAGAAGAAATCCTACGAGCAGCACCTAAAGGCATGACCATGCCGTTCACCGACCTCAACTACATGCTACGCGGCTTGCGTAAGCGTGAGTTGGTGTTGTTCACGGCTGGCTCTGGCATTGGCAAATCGACAATCGTTAGGGAACTAGGCGTACATCTACTTCGTGAGCACAAGCAAAAGGTTGGCTGGGTGATGCTCGAAGAGTCAGTCACGAAGACTGTGCAAGGCATCGTTGCAATCGACAACGACGTACCGCTGATGCACTTGGTCGAAGACCCTCACGTCTTAGAGCAACCGGATTGGATGAAGTCGATGCACGAGCTGGTCGAACCTTCTGCGTTTTACGACTCGTGGGGATCGACCGACATCGACAACCTAATGAATCGATTGCGCTACCTAGCCATAGGCTGCGAGTGCGACTTCATCATTCTTGACCACGTATCAATGGTGGTCTCGGGCCTTGATGTAGACGAGCGGAAAACAATCGACATCTTGATGACTGAGCTACGCAGATTCTGTGAGCAAACTGGCGTTGGTATCTTGGCCGTCAGTCACCTCAAGCGTAACTCAGCAAAAGGGTCATTTAACGAAGGGGCAGAGATCAGCCTAAACGATCTACGCGGCAGCGCCGGGCTAGAACAGCTTAGTGATGTCGTTATCGCGCTGGAGAGAGACCAGCAAGCAGACCTGGAGGAGAAGAGTAATCGCATCCAATTCCGCGTTCTGAAGAACAGACCATTCGGTACTACGGGTATCGCGGGTCACGCAATGTACGACAGAAATAGCGGAAGGCTTACGCCTTGGAGCGATAAATTTAAAGAGGAGGACAATTATGGCGATATACCTTTCTGATCTTATCAAAGAGATCTTCACTGAAGAGTGTAAGTGTTGTGGTTATCTCTTCAGAAAGCCTAGAAATAGTTTGGCTAATCAGGAGCTATGCAGCGAGATGTGTCGGCGCATAGTGACAAAAAGAGTCGGCCCAGAAGAAATCAAACGTCGAGAAGACGCACATCGAGCCAACTATTGGCTGATGCAATCTTGGAGAGGAGATTTGCTATGAACCGTAAGTTACTAAAACAAGAGTTCGATAAAGTAATTGAAGAACAAGTAGAAGCGTCTATTAAGCAGACAACCTCAGTCATCATGAAGCAGATAGCTTTAGAGCTTACTTCTCATGAACTGGATTGGGACGAGGAGTACAACTTGCCAAACAACGTAATCGCCAGACTAATTTATATGTATGTCAGACGAGAAGTAGAGGAGAGAGTTAAATGCAAATCAGCCTGAGCAGTGCCGCCGCGCTAGAACTAATTCGCAACGCTGAGGAATACTACTCGGGAAAGTTGGGCGTCGGTGTTTCAATTCGCATTCGCATACAAGCCATGCGTCGGTTTGCGGAGTTTACGCGAAAGAAAAACCCGAAAGCGACAATCACATTAACACTAGAGGACCACATGCTGCTGACCGAATTACCATGAGGAGAGGACATGGATCTTATTTTCGACATCGAGGCAAACGGCTTGTTACCAGAAGTCGATCAAATCTTTTGTATTGGCATTTGCGACGTTCAAGACGCAAGCGTGCAGAGTTACTCAAATTACGATCCGACACTACCGAGTCTGAACGAGGGGATCGAGAGGCTGAAATCAGCGGAGAGACTGATAGGCCATAACGTGATTGGCTACGATATACCAGTGCTCAATATACTTTGTGGTGCCGACTTAGATATCAACAAAGCTTGGGACACGATGGTGGTCGGCGCGTTGGTCGAACCGTCTCGGCGGTCTATTGCGTTAGCCAGCTACGGCGAACAGTTCAAGTTTCCAAAGGGAAATTTTGATGACTTCACAAAATACACCGATGAGATGCGGATTTACATGGAGCAAGACGTTGCGCTTACTCACAGGCTGTTCATGTGGCTACAGCAGCGGCTTAACTTTATCTATAAGCAAGGTTTTGATTTCCGAGAGGCAATCAAGTTGGAACACCAAGTACAGCAAGCGCTTGTAGAGCAGAATCGACACGGCTTTAAATTTGACGTTAAAGCAGCAGAGGAACTTAACGTCAAACTTACAGCAGACATCGAGAAGCTATCGGCAACTCTTGACAAAGTCTTCCGACCACAACTGCGTCCGGTCAAAGGGTCGTGGTGCTTTAAAAACAAAACGTGGAAAAACCCAGACGAGTTCACGCCAGCGGTGAAAAACTCGCGCATGAACTACAGTGAGGGAGCAAGTCTGACACGCTGTAAGATCGAAGCCTTTAACCCGTCGAGCCGCGAGCAGGTTGCTGTACGTCTCAACCAGGAGTACGGGTGGAAGCCTACTGAGTTTACAAACGATGGCCGACCGAAGCTGGACGAGAGCACATTGAGTGACCTCGATTACCCAGAAGCTGCCCTGCTGCGCTCGTACTTCCGAAAGACTAAACAGCTTGGCATGTTGGCCGAGGGCAAAGCCGCGTGGCTCAAGTTACACAAGAAAGGTCGAATGCACGGCTATGTGCGCTCATGCGGTTCACGCACGCACAGGATGTCTCACAGAGCGCCCAACATGGCTCAGGTAGACAAAGACCGGGCTATGCGTTCGCTCTTCGTACCAGACCGAGGACACGTTCTGGTCGGTTGCGATGCTGATGCTTTAGAACTGAGGATGCTGGCTTGCTACCTCCACGAGTTCGATAACGGAGCCTACGGCGATGCCGTACTCAACGGCACGAAAGAGCAAGGTACAGATCCGCACACTCTCAACCAGAAAGCCGCACAGCTACACAGCCGTGATAAGGCCAAGACATTTTATTACGCCTTAATTTATGGCGCTGGTGACCAAAAACTAGGTAGCGTCATCTTTGACGACTTACAAGCCGCTGGTGAGCCTCTGCCGCCTAAAGCCCACATGACACGCCTGGGCCGGGAAGCCAGAAGCAATTTAGAAAAGGGTGTTGTCGGGCTTGGGCATCTCATTAATAAGGTACAAGCTCAGGCTGACGCCAGAGGCTACCTAAAGCTACCCGACGGGCGCTCCGCAGCCACTAGCGTGCGAACAGCATTAAACACACTGCTCCAGGGCAGCGGTAGCGTGCTGATGAAACAAGCCTTAGCCCTTTTTTACCACGAGCTGGCCCCTAGCGAAGGTCTAGTGCATGGGAGTGACTACGCGCTTCTAGCAAACGTCCACGATGAGCAGCAGTTGTCGGTTAAGCCTGATTTGGCCGATTTGGTCGGTGGATTGTTCGCACTTTCAATCACGATGGCGGGACAGCGTCTGAATTTGCCGATTGCGTTTAGTGGCGACTACCAGATTGGCGCTAACTGGGCAGAGACGCATTAGCCCCCCTAAAAGGGCAAAAAAAATTTCATTATTGGGAGGGTTACAGGAAATGAGTAATGTAGTAGCACTGATTGATGCAGATATTGTCGCTTACGAAGCAGCGTCTGTTTTTAGCGGTGAAGATCCGTTCGACGGCGGTCAACGCATCGACTATGACTTCCAAGACCTACAAGAGCGTGTAGACCGTGAGGTTGCCGACATCGAGGCTGCAACAGAGTCTAAAGCGATCATTATGGTCTTTTCGCCAGACAATCGGCTTAACTTTCGTAAAGAGGTCTATCCTAATTACAAATCAAACCGCAAAGGGGCCAGTAAAAAGCCACCCTACTATTGGGAACTAGTCAGTTGGTGTCGTGACCACTACGCAAGCCTGTCGTTTGACGGACTTGAAGGTGACGACGTGATGGGCATCTTCCAGACACGCGGAAACGGCGACACGGTGATCGTGAGTAGCGACAAAGATATGCGTACTGTTCCCGGCAAGTTGTACAACCACAAAAAAAAGGAATTTGCGGAAATTACGCTGAACGAAGCGAACTGGTTCTGGATGTATCAGACGCTTACTGGTGACAGCACAGATGGCTACGGAGGTTGCCCAGGCATAGGTGACAAGAAAGCAAACGGCTTGCTGCCGCCGTTAGAAAGCGCTGACGACGATGATCCCTACGGGTTCTTTAAGCGCTTGTGGGTTGAGGTGCTTGAAGCCTACACCGCGCACTATAAGCATCCCGATGTAGGTCTCGCCGAGGCCATACGTAACGCTAGGCTTGCGAGGATACTGCGTGATCCAGATTACGACTTCGATAATCACATCATTAGGTTATGGCATCCAGACGCGACAAAGAACTATGGGCTGTCTGTCGATGCGCTCAGAAAGATACACAAACCATGACACTATTGTTGACAGTATGAAGAATTTTGAAAGAAGCGAGATTCTTCGGCGCGGAGGACGTTGCGGTACGAAAAGCAAGCCCCGCGCACCCAAGGAGAGAGAGAAATGAGTATAGATAATGCCACACCGCATGAATGGGACAGCCTACAAGGTTGCCCCTCGAAAAACACTATAAAACTAGAAAAAGAACACAGTGATGGCACGAGCGCCAACTATTACAAAATCCCGGCTAACGCCGAGCAGCTACAAGATCTGATCAGCTACAAGGACATGAACGCTCAGATGGGTGAG